GTATTTTTTAAGTCTAAACAGTTTGTGACTAACTAGACGAAAAACATATCAACTTTCTTGCAGAGCTTTTAGTAATACGACCAGGTGTTGGTTGCTATTAAGAGCTGCATTAAAGTGTTTTCTTGTGTCTTTTGCGGGTGGGCTACAGGTGAGCAGTCCGTATAAAGGTATCTGAAAGCGACGGCGATCACAAAGGCGCGAGTGGAAATTCTTTTGTGTTAGCGGTTTGAAAATTTTATTCTCTTACTGTGTTTGTTGTTCTATAATTCTCGGAGATCTGGAATCAGAGGAGGTTTGTTTACCACCCTTGGAAATGGCTGAAAACAGAGGTGAGCGAAGAGCAGCCGTCGAGAATAGATATGACGCTTGGGACCATGAGCAGGCCATGAAGGCTGCCGTGAGGAAATTTATTTCTTACGATCAATTCTCAGCTCAGTTAAGAAACTGGCGCGAAGCTAGGTTAAACATAATTGAACATGCCACTAGCGTGTTGAGCCAGGTGTCTAATTTAGGTAGAACTCATTTCTACAGTAGAACCGAACGCTTTGGTGGAAGTTCACTTGTTGGTGATAAATTGTACGTATGTCTGAATGAAACCAGAATGAAAACCGCGTTGAATAATATAATTGTAGCGTTGCAGACAGTGAACGGCGAAGGGCGGGCAAGACGATTAGGTCCGAGAGAAGCTTCCGCGAACACCGGCGGGGAGGATAGCGCTCTGAATGTGGCACATCAACTCGCAGAGGTGGACGATTTATTAACTGATGAAAGTTTTTTGAGAGAAGCTGTTTTTACTCAGGACAAATATGAGCTCGTGAACGGGTTACGCTGGGCTGGTGCATAGCAATTAACCGCTCAGGCTTTTTGGTTTGACGTCAACGCCGCTATCGACGAAATTGATAATCGACTGCTAGCGGCGGCTGCGTTAAGACTATTGCCTGGGCAGGCAAATCACGTGGATGGTCTAGTGTCTATAAATTACGCACAATTAGATAGAGCATTGAGTGTTGTTGGTGGGAATATTTTACCTCAGACGTTGGAGATAACTCGTGACGAAAGAAAAAGGCAATTACCTGAGGTCAGAGTTATCGACGGCGAGCGTGTCACTATTCGTAACAAAGATGAGGCAACGGTCATTAGGAATCATGGTCAGGGACTTCCTTGGCTATTAGCGTTTTTACTGTTGTTGTTATCTGTTGTGGTGGTGTATTCTACAATATACCTGAACGACTGGTTGTATCGGTTAAGTGTGGTAAGGCATGGGAAACCTGGCGGTGGTGCAGCTCGTAAGCTGTCGGGTATGTCGGACTGGTTGTGCAGTCGCTTAAGGGCCAGAGGCGCTTTGAATGTGAATAGGATGAGGAAGAAACAAGCATGCGATCCGTCGCCCACTGGGTTGCGGAAGTTCCTTACTTGTTATAACTTTTCTTATGAACTTTGGGATCCTACTGGTAGTTATGACGATGCGCAGCGGAGAATTATAGCGGAACAGAACTCGTTTGTGGAAGCCGTGAGGGCCATAGATGAAGGTGACAGGGAGTTGGCTGAGGCGTGTTTGACTAATGTTAGACGGATCCTCAGGAGGCATCTTAATTACCGACCTGATTATTTTGATATTATTGAAGCGAAGGCGGTATATTTGGTGACAGTGCTGACAAACGCAATGTCGGGGCCAGTTGTTGGCGTTGACGATGACGAGCGGAGAGCGGTGGTAGCCGCGTTTAATCCGTCAGACTGTGGGTTACCGAATTTGGATAGTTGCTCTTTGGACGAAATCAAGAATTTTGATTTGTCCGAAGTGGTGATCGGTGAGGGTACCAATGTTGAACAAGCAAGAGGGTATCTTAATCTCTGTAGAAATATTCAGTGTATGATTGAGACAATTGGCACCGTTCAATTTCTTGGTGTGTTGTCGTCGTATACAGGTCCTCAGTATCCTTGTATATCCCAAGCTTTTGCTGAGGATAAGAGGATAAGAAAAGAAAGGCTGAAAGATAAGGACAATATAACGACAGCGGATATTATTGCCTATTTGGTGAGTGGGGTAATGGTAGCCTACGCTCTTGTGGCAGTAAGTAAAGGAGGGATCACACTGTTTAAGTTTATGAAGAACTATGCGGGTGGAGGTGGTGACCGGCCTGGTTCAAGCAGAAGAATAAGACAATTAGAGGCCGCTTTACCCTCCCTTCCGCAGCCAGAAGAACTGACCATGATGGAACGTTTGAGAAGACCTCAATCTTCCGATAACGATTTAGCTTTGAGAAGGAACCCTTCCGATATGCTTAGTCAGGTCGTACGTGACGTTGTAGCCGATGTAGACTCCAGCGATATCGCTGAGTCTTTGAATGATCCTGCTAGGATGACCGAAGCGGCTCTGGAGATCCGACTGACCAGAATAATGAGTGCTGAAGGTTCACCGGTGGATGTAATTGAGCCAGGGGGCCAGGAACTTATTTCCATGCAAGTGCATGGAGAAAGTCTAACCGTCATAAATGCCGGCACCGACTCTCCCACAGTGATCAGATCCGCGTCCTTGTCGACGCGGCACCGTAGTTCTGGTATAGAAATCGGTTCTTTTGCAGTGGATAAAGTGCTGCCTTACGAGGTGGAAGGCGAAAACGACGATCATGGTGACGCCGGTAAGAAGCCCACTGTCGCCCAAGCTTTGATGATTGGGGGTGGTGCGGTTAAGGGACAGGGTAATTTGGGTGTTACTAATGGCAAAGAACTCTTGAAGGTATTAGGTAGCTCTCGATCTATAGGGAAGATGTCAGGTAAGATGGCTGTTTAAACCGAGTGCGTGTGACGGGTTTACCTCTCTAAAAGTCACACCGTGGATACTACGACAAGTATCAGTGCTTACAGGACTTATGTCTGTGGTTCACTTAAATCGAACCATTGGAGCAATCCAACGTTAATACTACGTTAAGTATTAGTGCTTACAGGGCTAAACCGTGGATCACTTTAATCGAACCAGTCTCGAAAGGGACAAAACTGACTTTCTAGCTGTTTTTGAGATAATTCCAAAAAACTCATTATCCGGCTTAGGGAAGAGCGGCCAGTTGCTGCTGCGATCAAGACACGATCGTTCAAAAGGGTGCAACTCCCCCCCCCTTGGAGGGTATCCAAGACCA